AATGGACTTGTTTGCTAAATCAAAATTGAATATGGCTAAGATAGCAGAGTCACAGGCTAAGGTTGATGATTTAGAAGCAGGGGCAGAACGTAAGAATATGGAAAGCGACCTTGATCTTGTTAGGATGATGGTTGAGCTAGAAGATCTTCAATTCAATCAATTTAGGTCTTCTTTCGAACATGCCCAAGCTATTAAACAAGCTAATAGACTGGATAGAGAAGAAGAAATGTTAAATAAAACACCGGCTATGGTCGGATAGGAGCAAATATGAAAGAGCATAAAGGTCATCATGGCCATAAAAAACATGGTCATCATCCACATGATAAACACCATGCAATGTCACAATTCAGCGAAGGACACTGGGAACATAAACCAGGTGAACCAATGATGGATAGTGGTAAATACACATCAGGTGAAATGAGCAACCCAGAACATTTGAAACATAATGTATCTGCATTAAACATGTATGCTAAAAAGCATCAAGCAAAACATTAATGGTTAGGCAGTCGGTTAATTTTTATAACCGTCTGCTTTTTTTTATAGGATATATATGAAAAAATCACATCATGCACCTGATTATAATAAAAACAAAACAGCAGACGTTATCAAACATGGTAGCGGTAGGGCTGTACCTAATGAGCAATGGGAAATTAACATGAATCTAACACCCGATGGTGCACCCACACCAAAAGACGCATTTAACCCAATGGGTCCACGTAAAAGGCCATGTACACATGTTAAAACTAACGAGTGTGACCATTGAAAAAGAAGCCCATTGCAGCTAGCGTACTAGCTAAGAAAGCTAAACAAGATAACACCAAGTATCTAGCCCGTGAAGTGGGTGAAGCTATTTGCCATGATATAGATAAGCAGTTGCGTGAGTGCATAGAGAAACACAAGAACATCATCATGGAAGATGAGTTCTGTATTGTTCGTGTCATTGCTACAGACAATCTTATACACGGTTTAAAACGAATAAAATATTACGCTTGGCCATACCTACCTTCTCCACGTCCAAATCAAGCTGTATTCCTCTACAATAAGCCACTGGACAAAATAACTAAACGTCTATGGGTATTACCAAACGCATTTACAATGGCCGAATTATGTGAGAAACCTGTAGTTCCTAAAGAATATGAAACAATGCAAGCTTGGAGCATAGCTTTTTACAATGGTACATTTTGGGATTACATTAGACACGATCAACAAATAGATATGTTATCAGAGAGAGAATATATTTCAAAGCATCGAGAAGAACTCATCAAGGCGGGATGTAAGGTACCTAATACGAGAAGCGCCGAGGCCTTTGACTTTGGTAAAATCCATATCAAAGAGGTCGTAGACACGCAAGCAGCCATGGTCGAGTAATGCTTTTTCAATAACGGGAGGAAGGCAAAGAATAGTGATGGGTGCATCCGCAGACATATATGCTATTGTTTTTTTGTATTCAGATAACTTTAGTAAAAGCTCTTCTTTTATTTGTTGCATCTTTAGATCATGTTCTAATTTCATTTCTAAATTATCAGACATAAGGAGTCTCCATGAATAGTACACCTGAAAATATACCAGAAACAGAAGTAATTCAAGAAAAAGTTGACACAAATACGGATCAACAAAAAAGTGACACAGATTTGTCGCAACAAGATAATTCTACAGAAAACCCAAACTGGAAAGCTTATCGTGAACAAATGAAGAAAACCAGAGAGGAGAAGCGGTTAGCTGAGAAGAGAGCGGAGGAAAAAGAGGCAGAAGCAGCGGCATTAAGAGCTGCAATGGAAGCAGCTTTTAGTAAGCAACAGAATCAAAATACTCAAGCATATTATCAAAATGATTATCAAGAAGAAACCGAAGAACAAAGAATAGAGAAAAAGGTAGCTCAAGCATTAGCGGCTCGTGAAGCAGCAGCAGAAAAAGCAAAGATAGAGAGGGAACAGAGAGAATATCCACAAAGATTACAACAAACCTATCCGGATTTTGATAAGGTGGTAACAGATGAAAACTTTGATTATCTAGAATACCATTACCCTGAAGTCATTAGACCATTAAAGAGATTAGGAGAAGGATTTGATACATGGTCAGATGTCTACCATGCTATTAAGAAATTTGTTCCAAACTCAACTACAGCAAAAAAAGAAGCTCAAAGAGCTGAAATTAATCAAAATAAACCAAAATCTATATCAAGTGCCAACATGACACCAAGCGGTGAAAGTGTAAGTAGTGCTAGATTAACGGCTGAAAAAAGAGCAGAAAATTGGCAGAGGATGCAGAAATCATTACGGGGGTTAAGTTAATGGAAATTAAAGATAAAGAAAATATGATTAAAATAATGAATGAATTACACAAGGCTATGAGATTATTGACTTGTGGTGAGAAAAATGAATGTTTACATACATTAAGTTTTACTTATTATTCTTTAGCAAGCATCATAAGTTATATGGAATAAAATGTGAACACTCGGAGCCTTTGGCGAGGCTTGCCGAGTGTTTGATACGTTGATGCATCCTTCTATGTCTTCAGTATAATAAAAAAAATAAATTACATCAATTGATATTAAATAATTAACTTGCTACATTCATTACAGCTGGATCTTAGGATATCGCTAGTCCTCGGCTGTATCTACGCCTCGCCCGCGTAAGACTGATTTTTGAGTTCGTCACTCAAGAAACACCTTACCATGCGAGGCTTCAATGGCTACTGGTATTACCAATATTAACAATATGGCTCCAGAGTTGCCCGTTCAGGCAGCTGAAGACTTATTGTCAACACCTATGTTCAATCTTATTCACTCCCTTGGGGTGGATTTACACCATGCCGAATCCTATGTCGGTAAAACAACCCGTATGAGCCGTTTCGAGCGTCTCTCCACAGATGGAGGTCAGCTTGATGGCTCCGGTATTGATCCAGCTTCTGAAGTGCCAGTTCGTACAGATATTGATGCAACTATGGAAATCTATGCCAAGTCCATCATCACTAACGAACAAGTGGTTCTCTATGAAAATAGCAAAACACTAACCAAATTTACCGCATTACTTGGTCAATGGCTTCGTGAAAAAGAAGATCTATTGATGCGTGACCTATTCGCTTCTAGCGTGTCTTATATTAACGCAACAGGCGGTTTGAATGGTGATCAGCCATCTAACATGTCTCTTAATGATGTAAACAACATTGAGAACATTCTACTTGGCAATGACGCACGCTCAATGCTAACTAACCTTGAAGCTACCCGTGAAATAGGTACTGCTGGCGTTAGAGATGCTTTCATTGCTCTTGCTAATACTAACCTATGCGCTGACCTACAGAAAGTGCAAGGAGTGTTGCTCAAATCAGCTTATCCAACACAGGAAGGTCTGCGTCCTGAAGAGTATTGCTCTATCAGCCGATTCCGTTTCTTTGTTTCCTCTAAAGGAGCCAAGATTCCTGGTATCTCTATGAAAGGTAACACCGTTTACACAGTCCCAATGTACGGTCTAGAAGCAGCTGCCAAAATTGAGCAAAACAACTACACGGCTGTTATTGGTTACCGTCCCCCTTGGGTGGTCTCTTCTGTTGCACAGAATAGCCAATTGTATGCGAAATTCGCCATCGCTCGCGCGATTACTAACCAAAACTGGATTAGCGGTCTTAACGTGACCACTTATCTACCTTCATAATTAGGAGGCTAGTATGGCTTTTACTTTAATTACTGGCGGATCTTTTACATCAACTGGTGCTAGCGTCAAGATACCACTACCTTCTTCTGCTGATTATTTCAAAACATGGAATATCACACAGATGGGGTTAACTGGTACTGTATGTGTGGCAGGTGAATGGTTCGGGCCTAAGTTTGGTGTTGGTGCATCCGCAGCTAATGACGGTTTACGTTGGAGAAAAGCGGGATCAAGCGCAATCTTGATTGATAAATTCTCTACATCCGTTGCTTCTGATGGTTTCACCTATGTTACTTCAACTCCTGTTGTTGAAGCACAGGCAGCTAATGCTATTACAGCAATTACTAATGCTAACCCAGCCGTTGTATCTCAGACTAACACTTATTCAAATGGTGATATTCTACAGCTCTACAACACAACTGGAATGCTACAGATTGCAGGTATGCGTTTCCAAATATCTTCTGCTTCTGGTTCTGGGTATACACTACTTGGTCTACCAGCTACAGTAAGTAACGGTTTTGCAGCAGCTGCAACAGCTGGTTATACACGTCGTATATCTAAATACGCTGCCGTTGATCCAGAAACTCTATTCATTACTAACATTTCACAAGCAACACAAGCTGTTATTTCAACATCCGTTGACCCATCCGCTTACTATGTTGTGGGTATGAAGATTCACTTCTCTGTGCCTTATTCTTTTGGAATGTATCAAATGAACCAGCTTACAGGAACAATTGTTGCTGTTAATGCTGTATCAGCTACCTCAAATATTGGTGCTTATAACGTGACTGTAGACATTGATTCAAGTGCATTTAGTGCGTTTGCTTTTCCTGCCTCTACATCATCACCAACAGCTCCATTGTTTGCTACTTTTGCGCCAGCTGGAGCTTATACAAGCTTTGATCCTGTGGCATTGGTAACTACTGGATATAATTTCCAATATCAGCCTTTTCATACTGGTCAGTTTGTTCCATATATGTCACTTGGGGGTGGAGCCGCTTCTCCTGCGGGAGCAGCTAGCGACATAATTAACTGGAGCGCGTATAAATTTGAAAATTAGAGAATTAAATAGTTCTCAATTTTAACAAATAGGGGGAGAAATCCCCCTCTTTTAAAGGAATAAATGGCCAATCAATACCTAACAGGTGTGATACAGATACCGAGCATGTTACTCATTACGGGTATAACACGTTCTTATCCTATGGTAATCACGTTTTCCGTTCCGCCTACTGGCTCTAATACATATGTTGTAAACCAGCTAGTACGTTTAACAGTTCCATACACGTGGGGTATGTCACAAGCTAATGGGTTAATAGGGCGTATATTGTCGATGGTTTCAAACACCATGTCACTAGATATTGATTCCAACTATTTCGATGCTTTTGTCGATGGCTCATCTTCAAAAGAAACACCAGCAAGCTTAGCTCCAGCTGGATCACAAAACTTAGAGATAAATAATACATCGCGGCAGGTTCCTTTCCAGTCGTTAAATAACATAGGAAACTAATATGCAATTAACATTAGCAACAGCATCAGGCGAGATGCACGGACTCATTAACACACTTACCAATAGCGTTCCATTTGATGAATTTAAAAACATGAAACCAGAACACAAAAAAGCTATGCAAGCTGAAAAAAAAGAAGATGACCGTTTAGTAAAGGCAGAATATTTAAATTCAAGAGGGAGACATGAAAGACTTACTAAACCGTATTGTAAATATGCTGGTGACCCTATTCAAATTTGGCATTTCATTCCGGGCAAGGTTTATGAAGTACCACTTGGACTTGTGAAAGAGGTTAATGATAAAAATAAAATTATGAAAAAAAGAAGTGGGTTAGTGAGTATTGACGGTAATCCTGTAACAAAAAATGAAGCACCTTTAGACAAAGATGAAGATGGTGAATGGATTCACAGATTTTCAGCGGTAGGTTTTAACTAAGAGGTATAAAATGGTTGCTGTCCCTCAAGCTACGTCGACTTACACATTTATAGAGAAGAAAGTGAGACGCTTAACAGCGTCCGCTAGTGAGTCTGCTCTATCAAGTGCCGATATCGCTGACGCAGTCAATCGTTTCTACTCTCAGGACTTCCCTTATGCTATTAAAATAGACCAGCAACGGTCTGTGTACAAGTTTTTGACTATTCCTAATGTCGATAGATACCCTGTAGATGTTAATGGATATCAAGGTTTTAGAGCCCCTGTGTACTTTGAGGGTATACCGGGGAACTTCTTTAAGAATAGGGATCAGTTATATAACTTATACCCACGTTATCCTACCCAGTTTCAACCTGTAGGGGGAGATGGTGTCACCACTTCATTCACTTTTACTCTTTTCGGTAATAATGTTAACCCCTTTCCTCAGCCTAATTTTGGTATACTCAGCACCCAACTTGTGATTGGAGGTGTTGATATTAATGGCAACCCTATTCGTATTATTGACGATGGCGGAGCTGTTGTTAATGGTTATGGTATAGGGAGCAATACCACTACAGGTAGGTTGTTATTCTTACAACAAAACACCGTGGGAAACAATGTATATCTAGATAACACAAATACTCAACAACCAGCCATCCCTCAGCTGTCACCTCTCGGCGGACAAAACAATGCCAATTCAACCCCACCACCACCCCCATCTAATTATACAGCCTATCCGCCCTCACCATTAACTAATCAGTATTGCGGAACTGTTAATTACGTCACCACTTCCATTACCGTTAATTTTCCAGTAGCTCCGGCAGCTGGAACTATGATCAATGTGTGGGCAGCTACATATCAAGTAGGAAGGCCATATAACGTCTTATTTTGGAATAACGAGCTAACCATAAGGCCAGTCCCCGATAATGTGTATTTGGTGGAATTAGAGGCATTCCAGACGCCTGCTCAATTCATGGATCAAAATGATAACCCGATACTTAACCAGTGGGCCCAGTATATAGCTTTCGGGGTTTCGGCCGAGATACTCAGAGAAAGACAAGATATGGAGGGTTTAGCAAATGTAATGGAAGGCTTCATGCGACAGGAAGCATTAGTCCTAGAAAGACAGTCTATCGAGGAGATTGGACAACCTAACATTACTCTATTTAACACTACTCAAACAGGATACGGAGTTGGCGGATCACTTGGAATAGGAGCAGGGTTTTAATGGTAAAAGGATATCAGCCGCTCAAAATCACAGGTTATCATGAAGGCTTGATACAAGAGCGCGAGAACTTCTTGCTTCCAAATGACGCTTATCCCGTTTTACAAAATGCGTATGTTTGGCGTGAGCGTATATTAAGAAAAAAAGGGTATCAACTATTAGGTAGATTACAAAGAAATATAGGAACTACAGACGCAGGCGGCAACTTAACAGTTACTATATCACCTCACCCAATTCAACCAGGAATAGCTTCATTTGTAATTGGAACCGATATTTTTCAAGATCTAGGCGGAAGTAGTCCTGTTGCTCTTTTAACTAATAGCATGGGATCTGCAACATTAAATCGATCAACAGGTGTTTTAACTATAACAGGATCACAACCATTAACAGCCGTTCAGTATTTCCCTGGTTTACCTGTAATGGGTATACGAATAAGAGAATTAGATAATAGTGCTAACGATCAAACTGTGTTTTTTGATCAAGATTATGCATATATATTTAATGCTGGAACTAATCAATTTCAGGAATTTATAACGGGCACCACATGGAATGCACATAGTGGAGATGTAACAGCTACAGATTTCTTTTGGTCAACCAACTACTGGGTAAGTGATGTCATAAACTTTCCTGTTGGATTTACAACCCCTAAAAAGTTATTTTGGGTAACTAACAACACGGGTGCTTTTGGTGGACAAGCTGATCCACCAAGAATTACAGATGGTACTCAGTGGATAAACTTCTTTCCTTCTACATGGAGTCAAATAGATGCTACTAACTTCCTAACCAATTGGCTTGCCATGCTTCCTTTCAGGGGAAGAATGGTAACTTTTAACACATGGGAAGGGCCAACAGCAGCAGGATCACTTAATTACTCCAATAGAATACGATGGGCAACTATTGGAAATCCATTTATTCCCTATTCAGCTGGTCCACCAGCTAAGGGATCATGGAGAGATGATATAAGGGGACAAGGGGGTTTTCTTGATATTCCAACGAGTGAAGACATTGTTTCTGTTGGTTTTGTACGGGATAATCTTGTTATTTACTGCGAGCGTTCTACTTGGCAGTTGCGCTATACTGGCCGCTCTATTAGCCCTTTTCAAATTGAAAAAGTTAATAGTGAATTGGGTACAGAGGGAACTTTTTCCTCTGTTCAGTTTGATACTTCTTTAGTTGGAATAGGTGACAAAGGGATTGTAGAGTGCGATAGTTATCAATCTACACGTATTGATATAAAAATACCTGACTTTGTTTATAAATTTAACTCTCTAAATAATGGTGTTGCACGCGTACAAGGTATAAGGGACTTTATTAATCGATTAGCTTTCTGGACTGTTCCTTTAGTGTCTTCATATGACGGTGATGTACCATCTAGTTCATGGATATTTCCAAATATTCGTTTGCTTTACAACTATGAAAATGATTCATGGGCAACATTTAATGATTCTTTAACAGCCCTAGGAAATTATCAAGTCCAATCAAGCCGTACATGGTTAAACACTCCCGAACCATGGATTAATTGCCCATTTAGTTGGACTGATCAACCACAAGCAGATCCTCTTATTGTTGGTGGAAATCAACAAGGTTTTATAGAACAATTAGATGAGCTTGTCACTAATGATGTAAGCCTGTTTATTTCTAACTTAGCTCAAGGCTCTACAGTCACAGTCACCTCACCTAATCACAACATGCAAAGTGGATTTGTGATAGGAATAAGTAGCATTCCAACAGGTTCCCCGTTTTCAAGTTTGAATGGTGGGATATTTGGTATTTTTGTTTTGGATGCTAACAACTTTGAGATATTTTCTTATATTTCAAATATGGATGCCTTCAACTTTCCTGTAACAGGCTCTCCTAGTGGAACATATACAGGTGGTGGATTAATTAATATAAGAGAAAATTTCTCTGTTAAAAGTAAGAAACTTAACTTCCTTGAAGAAGGACAAAATATTCAGATGGGTTACTTAGATATCTTAATGGAAGCAAATAATGGAGCTATATCATTAAATGTATATCTAGATTATGACGACAGTACAGTTTCTAATATATATCCACAAAATGATGTAAACGATAACCCAGCAACAAATTCACCAGATACTTTCTTTAATTCTGTAATACCGACCTCACAATCAACTTTGAGTGGAATTAAAGGAACAAAATTCTGGCAACGCGTTTATTGTGCTACACGAGCTAACTTCTTAACTCTTGAATATACCTTTTCAAAAGCTCAGATGGCAGGAACAGAACAAACAAAAGGCGTTCAAATAGATGCCCAAGTCCTATGGCTTAGACAAGCCGGTAGGATGACAATTTAATATAGGAGAAAGTTATTGATTGTATTGGGTAACTTTTACATAATAGGTAAGCCACAAGGAGGCTTATCATGGAAAAATGTAGAAGATGTTTAGAAATTAAAGAATTGGTTTATGGTAAAAATTTCTGTAGAGAATGTAGAAATTTTAAGATAAGAGAAAGAGAAAAAAGAAAGAATAGGAAAAAATGTCCTATGTGTGGAACAGAACATAACAATTACAAAACAAAAGAATGCAGCACAAAATGCAAATTGTTAAATAGTGTTGAGGTTGTGAATGGTTGTTGGGAATGGAAAAGTAAAGTGGGTGCAAACGGATATGGATTTTTACATGGAGTGAATGAAGAAAATAAAAGAGATATGTTAGCTCATAGAAAAAGTTTTGAGTTTTTTGTTGGAGAAATACCGAAAGGAAAATGTGTTTGTCATAAATGTGATAATAAAAAGTGTGTTAATCCTGAGCATCTATGGATAGGAACGCAGAAAGATAACATACAAGATGCATTACACAAAGGAAGAATGAAAAAAACTACTGGATATAAACACACAGAAGAAACAAGAAGTAAATTTAAATTAAGAAGACGTCCTGGTAAAAAAGGCGAAAAACATCATATGAGTAAGTTAACTGAAAAAGATGTTTTAGAAATAAGAAAATTAATGAAAACCAAAACAAGAAGGACAGAGATTGCAGAAAAATTTGGAATAAGTGTTTGTTATTTACATGATTTAAATAATAAAACAACTTGGCCACATTTGATGTAAGTCCTTAAGGATGAGTGACTAATATGGTGTATCAGCCCAACGTGCCGACTGGTTCGGTGCCCTTAAACGTAGATTACTTAAATATACAAGGTAACTTTCAGCAATTAGACACATCTTTTGGTGTGGATCACGTTCCGTTTTCTACTACATTGCAAAACGGAAAGCATACCGTTGTCCACTTACTGAATCAAGTTGGGATACCAGCAGACGACACAGCATCAGGACAGATCTTTTCATATCCAGGGGTGTATCCGTCAGGAGGAGATCATCAACTCTTTTATAAATCGCCTAATACAATGGGTGTTGTTGGGGAACAGATAACTGGTAATCAAGCTTCCGCTAATGGTTTTGGTTACTTCTCTGGATTGTTACTTCAATGGGGAATTGCTAATAATCCAGGAAAAGGAACACAAGGGACAGTTACATTTAATGCAGCCAATGTTGATTTTCCAACAAGTTGTTTTGTTGTTACAACAAATATCGTAGGAAATACACCCGATGCAGGAGCTATATCTGTTTACAATGTTACAAATACGAGCTTTAATTTTAAGTGTAACTTTTCTGTTCTAACAGCGTTGCAATTTTATTGGATGGCAATAGGAAAATAAGTTATGAATGTTTTTGTTCATATAAAACCATACATTAAGCATAATAGATCTAAAAAGGAGATCTATATGGAAGATGCTGATTTTGAAAAATATAAATTTATGAAAAAAGTTGAAAAAGAAGAAAAATGCTGGATATTCAAAGGGGGATTAAATGCAAAAAAACCAAAAGGATACGGCGTAGCTTATTATAAGGGTAATAGAATATTAGCTCATAGACTTTCTTATCAACTATATATTGGGGATATTCCAAATGGAATGTATGTATTACACAATTGTCCTAATGGAGACAATAGAGCATGTGTAAATCCAGATCATTTATGGTTAGGAACATACAAAGATAATTCTATAGATGCTATGAAAAAAGGGCGATTAACTAAAGTTTGGGGAAGAAAAAAAACGCAAGAAGAAATTGACAAAATTCAAAAAAACAGAAAAATACCAAATCAAAAAGGCGAAAGACACAACAGGGCGAAATTAAAAGAATTTCAAGTATTAGAAATAAGAGAAAAATTAAGCAATAAGGTGAAATATAAAGAAATTTCAAAAGAATACGGAATCGATATTTGTTCCATTTCGGATATTAAATTCAAAAGAACTTGGAGGCACATTTAATGGATAGTCAAGAGTTTGAAAGTTACGTACCGTTATATGATGCAATACCAGAGAAGTGGGAAGATGCTCGCGCATTTATTGTAGAGCAACTAAAGAAGATATCTAATGCCGTTAATGTGAGAGAGATTGGATGGTTTCTTGATGAGGAGTTATTAAGTGGTAAGGCGTTTATACCGGGAACAAATACTGGTGGTACATCCCAACAGTTTCGCTCTGTTTTAAGGAAGGTGGTAGATGTAGGCCCATTGGTTGCAGGAGTAAACCCACCTATTGCACATGGAGTAACATTTGATGCTAACTTAACATCTATTGATTCATGGGTAGAAGCTACAAACTCAACGACATTTGTTGCGGTAACCTTAGTAAATCCGGAGATGGTAATAAATGGGCCTGTGGTAAATATAACATCACCTGGGGCATTTGATAGGGCGTACTTAATATGGGAATATACACAGGAATTATAGGAGGAAAAATGTCAAATTGGTTAAGTAAAACTTTGTTCGGTTCTTCAGCTAAAAGAGAGAATGTTTCAACTCTTAGACCTGAACAAGAAGGAAACTATCAGAATTTACAAAACGCTGCTCAAGGAAAAGGTGCTTCTGGTGCTTTTGGAGATGCAGCAGATTATTATCGAAATCTATTGAGTGATAATAGTGCCGATTATCAGGCTTTTTCTAATCCTATGATTAGACAATATAACGAAGATATTGTACCTGGTTTATC